GGCCGGTCTTTAGGCCGGCGTGAGCAGGTGGTTTTTCAGGCCGGTCTTTAGGCCGGCGTGAGCAGGTGGTTTTTCAGGCCGGTCTTTAGGCCGGCGTGAGCAGACAATTATTTAGCAATAATCCAGCAATAATCCAACAATTATCCAACAGTTTTTTCCCCCTTTCTCCCCTTTTTTTCCTTCCCTCAAACTCTCCGCCCTGTACCCTGTACCCTGTACCCTGTACCCTGTACCCTGTACTGACCGTCCAGGACAGTGCTGACCGTCCAGGACAGTGCTGACCGTCCAGGACAGTGCTGACCGTCCAGGACAGTGCTGACCGTCCAGGACAGTGCTGACCGGTCCAGGACAGTGTCAAGAATCCCGTCAAGTCCGTCAAGAATCCCGTCAAACTCTCCATCAAGAAACTTCTTGACAACTCTTGGGAGTCCTTCCCACCTTGTTGTCAAGATAGTTGACAACTAATGTCAACTATTGTATAATCTAAGCGGCTAGCCAAGCCCAAAAGCGCCGGCGCGGTGCAGTGTAACCGCGCCGGTTTTGTGTTTTACCGCGTCAACGGGCTGGGCAAATGGGGAGTGGGGCCTGCGGGCGCTACTCCCTTTATATTTTCAGGAGGTAGGATCATGGAGTGGCAAAAGTTCTTGGAGTATGCGGCTGGCCCTGGAGTGGCGGCTATCGTTGGGCTGGTGCTCTCGGAGTTGGTTGTCTATTTGCCCGGTTTCAATGCGTTGGCGTCGCAATGGAAGCGGGTTGTTTTCTTTGGTCTATGTCTGGCTGTGCCGGTTCTGGCCTCGGTGCTGGGCGTGGTGACGGCCGGCTGGCCCGGCACCTGGGTGGCCACCTACTGGCCGGCCCTGGTAGCTGGGGGTGTGGCCTTTGGTTCGGGGACGTTGGCGCACACAAGAAAGTTAAAGGCGACTTGAAGGCGTGATCAGACAAGGCGTGATCAGACAACTTTTGTACCGTGTGGCCTTCAATGTTGCAAAATTTCTGGTGGTAGATCATGGCCCACGTAGCTCGAAAGTGCACGAAGGTGAAAGACGACGGGACGCCCTGCAAAGCCTGGGCGGTGAGGGGCAGCGATCCCCCACTGTGCGGAGCCCACGGCGGCGGTGTGGCAAGCCCCGGCGCTCCAGTGGGCAACAAAAACGCTGAGAAGCATGGGGCCTATTCCTCCTCCTCCTCTGGTGGTGATCTGGACAGGCGGATCTCGGAGCTCAATCGTAAGATCGCTCGGTTGTCGGATTATATCGACGGGCATTTTGAACAGCTGATGACTGATGATAAGTTGCAGGGTCTACTCGATGCCTATGGTCGGTTGGTGTCTCGGGTGGGCCGGCTGGAGCGAGATCGGCAAGCGGTCACTGGTGATGTCGATGCATTGGACACTGATCTTGATGAGGCGCTGGCTGTTGTGAGCGAGATTCTGGGCTTGGACCTGACTGGATGAAACTGACTGGCACATTAAAAGAGAGCATAGGGGCGTTGACGCTCCGCCAACAGCAGATGGTTGCCTGGCTGTCCGATATTTCTGGTTTCTCGCGGCTGGTCACGAGGAAACCGCTGCGGGGGTATCAACTGGAGCCGGCAGAGGCAATTCTTGATTCTGTGCTCAATGGGTACGGACTGACCTTTGCGGTTGAGATGAGCCGGCAGGCGGGCAAGAACGAGCTTTCGGGTCAGTTGGAAGCGTACCTGCTCAACTTGTTTCGGAAGAGGGGTGGTAGCATCGTCAAGGCCTCGCCTACCTTCAAGCCCCAGACGGTGAATAGCATTTTGCGGCTGATGGATCGGCTGGAGAACGACTGGAACAAGAAGCGGTATAGGCGGAGAGAGGGCTACATTGTCGAGTTGGGCAAGGCGCGGACATTCTTTTTCTCGGCTGGGCCAGGTGCAAAAGTTGTGGGTGCGACGGCTGATTTGCTCCTTGAGGGGGATGAGGCCCAGGACGTAGCGGCTGCTCGTTGGGACAAGGATTTCCGGCCGATGGGGGCCAGCACCAATGCCACGACCGTATTGTGGGGCACGGCTTGGACGGGCAAGACTCTGCTAGCCAGGAGTATCAAGTATCTCAAGCGGCTGGAAGCGAAAGACGGCCGGCGACGGGTGTTTAAATACGATGCTGATGTGGTGGGGGCGGAGGTGCCGGCCTACGCGCGCTATGTGGCCGGCGAGGTGGATCGCCTGGGGCGAAATCATCCGCTTATCAAGACGCAATATTATCTGGAGGAGATAGACGCCGAAGGCGGGCTTTTTCCCAATCTCCGCCGGGCCCTGATGCGGGGCGAACATCAACGGCGGCATGAGCCGGAGCCCGGCAAGCGGTACGCGCTGCTGCTGGATGTGGCTGGCGAAGACGAACAGGCCGGGAATGTTCTGGACCGGGCCATGCTGGAGAACAAGCGACGGGACGCCACGGCGCTTAGTGTGGTAGAGGTAGATACCGCATACGGTAGATTACCGGTCTACCGGCTGGTGGATCGCAAGCTGTGGCTGGGAGTCAAGCATACGTCGTTGCACGGTCAACTGCTGGCCCTGGTTGCTCACTGGCATGCAATGTTCATCGTCGTGGATAGCACCGGCGTGGGTGCCGGCCTGACCAGTTTCTTGAGCAAGGCCCTGGGCGAGAAGGTTATCCCGGTCCTCTTCTCCACGAAGGTCAAATCTGACCTGGGCTGGAATTTCGTAGGGCTGGTGGAAACGGGACGGTATCGGGATTATGCTGAGGATCAGCAGCCCGATACACGACAATTCTGGTACGAGGTAGAAGCGTGTCAGTACCAGGTGCGCGATGGGCCGGGGCAGATGATGAGCTGGGGCGTGTGGGAGAGTCCGGGATACGATGGCCTTATTGCCTATGGGCATGACGATCTGCTCATCAGTAGTGCGCTTTGCACTATCCTGGACGGCCAGGAGTGGCCGGGGGTGGGAGAGAGCGCGCTGGTGCATCTGGCAGATGAGTTGGAGGAGATAGATGGATCAGAGTGGTAGTGTTTTACGGCGTGTTCCGCAGCGCGGTCAGCACTGTCCTGGGCGGTCAGCACTGTCCTGGACGGTCAGTACAGGGTACAGGGTACAGGGATGGGCTCTGATTTTGACGACACCGTTTTTTCGCTCGATTGGATATCTCGTTGTGTGTGTCATTAGAGGTGACTGGCTGTGGCGTTTGATTTGGCGTCAGCCCTGAAAGTCATAGCTGAATCAAGCAAGTCCGCTGAGATACGCGGCGCTTTGTACCTGGCGTCCGATGATTTGAAGCGGCTGGATGAAATTCGCGCTGCGGTGCGTGGTTGTGAGAGTACCCAGGGCGTTGAGGAGAAACGAGCAGCGTGGGAGAAGGTCAAGGAACTATGCCGGGTTTCAGAGAGCGAATAGTCAACCGGTTCTTTGGCGACATTATTGACGCCCGTGTCCAGGCAGCGGCGGTCACGATTCGGATCGATGATAGCCCGGGATGGGATGACCTTACCCCTGGGCCGGCCGACCGGCCGTGGAGCGAGCGGCTGGATGACCTCGACGATGCGCTGGAGGCCTGGCGCAAGAACTTTATGGTGCGCCGGCTGGTGACACTGACTAGGTCGTATGTGGTTGGCAGCGGGATCACGGTGTCCAGTGAGGTCCCGGCCGTGGAGAAGTTTCTTCGGGTGTTTTGGGACTACCCTCAAAACAGGATGGCCCGGCGACTGGGCCCGATGTGTGATGAGTTGACCCGGGCCGGTGAAATATTCCCGATCTTGTTCACCAATCGCGTGGATGGGATGAGCTATATACGATTCGTACCGGCTTCCAGAATCCGGGAACTGGACACAGCTAAGAACGACTACGAGATCGAGAAGCGCTATGGTGAGATCCAACAACTGACCGCTGATCTCAAGTGGTGGTACGGGCCTGCCCATTACCGTGCCTTTGATCTGACGCGGGGTGGTAAGCTGATGCCGCTTATGCTTCACTACAGTGTGAATAGGCCTATTGGTGCGACGCGGGGCGAGGGCGACCTGGTGCCGTTGTTGCCCTGGGCGAAGAGGTATGGGCAATGGCTTTCCGATCGGGTGCGACTTAACCGGCAACGGACCAGGCAGATGCTCCTGGATATTGAGATTGCTGATGGTACGCTTGTCGAGGAGAAGCGGCAGCAGTTGCGGACCACCAATCCCGTCGAGGCTGGTATCTATGTTCATGGCCCTGGTGAAGAGGTGAAGCTGCACAACTTGAACATTCGGGCTGCCGATGTGAAGGACGACGGGCGGGCGCTGCGCCTGGCCATTGCTGCGGGTGGTAATGTTGGCCTGCACTACCTGGGGGAAGGCGAAGCCGTCAATTACTCCACGGCTAAAGAGATGGGAGAGCCCACGGCGCGGTTTTATACCGAGCGTCAAGACGATTTGTGCTGGTTTGTGAAGGATATGGTAAGCGTGGCCTACAAGCGGGCCGTGGCCATGGGTCGGGCTGTGGAGGTGGCCGACCTGGGTATCAAGACCTCGGTGGCGGAGGTGGCGCGGGCCGATAATCAGAGCCTGGCTACTGCAGCGCGTGATATTGTGGGGGCCCTGCGTGAGATGGCGGAGGTGGGCTGGATCGATCGCAAGACTGCTCTCCAGATGGCGTTCAAGTTTGCCGGTGAGCCACTGGGCGAGGAGGAGGTCGAGCGGATTTTGAAGGAAGCGGAGCCCGTCTCGCAGATCGCGCCTGTAGAAATATCTGAGGAACAATAGCGGTGGCTGTGGGAAGAACTCCCAAGAAGGCTCAGAGCCTGAAGAACCTGCTCTACACCAACAACAACCCCCGGCCCGAAACTATCTGCCTCATGTGTGAGCCGTGGATCGGGATGGTGTTCGACCCGGAGTTTGCCCTGCCACTGCCGGCTCATCCGAGTTGTTATTGCACTTATTTTCCGACCGACGAGCCCATTACTGAGTGGGAGTGGGCGGACATGCCGACAAAGACCCGGTGGCGGTGGGTGCTTTACACGGCCTGGTTGTTGAGGATTGCGGCTCTGGTGCCTGATGCGCTGCGGTCGTTGATACCTGACGCCGAGGATGAAAATGAGCGCCGGGAAGATGAGGAGCAAGGCCCGGCTCCGCCCGGCCCTAAACCGGAGGGACAACAAATGAGCACAGTACCCTTTGTCCTGGGGCCAAAGCCCTGGGTCCTTGAGCACCGTACTGGACCGTTCGGTACAGTGCCCCAGGATCAAGGAGACCCAGGGCTGGACAGTCCTGTACAGTGTGAACGTGGGGAGAACTCCCAAGAACGTTTGCGCCTGGCTGTGGGGCGCGTGTATCTGGCGGCCTCGGCGGATCGGCGTTATGCCGTTACGCTCATGGAGGCCGGTGAGAATCAGAACGGCTGGACCATGCCGGCTGCGGTGTTAGCCGCTGCGGTGTCCAAGTTCGCGGGCGCGCCTTGCCTGGTGGATCACATTGGCTTTTTAGAGTCTCCCAGTTTGCAGGACCTGGCGGGTGTGCACGAGAGCCCGGCTTTCGAGGGTGGTGTGGTTCGTGCCACGCTGCGGTTGAATGACACCGAGTCTGGCAAGTTCCTGGGTCAGTTGTTCGATGCCTGGCTGTCTGACCGGGATGCCGGCCGGACGTTTTACCCGGTGGGTCTGTCGGCTGATTTGAGCGTTCGCTGGTCGGCCGGTGCGGATCGTGTAGCCAGTGAAATCGTCAAAGTTTGGTCTGTGGACGCGGTCCTGCATCCCGCTGCGGGCGGGCGTGTGGAGCGCGTTTTAAACTCAATAGGGGGCATGTCGCCCCGGGGAGGTAATGTAATGGCTGAGGAAAGAAACCTCGACCAAACCCCTGATAATGGGGCGGGGGATGATGGACAGGCCCCAATGACCGAGCAGCGCGAGGCGCGGATCATGACCGCTATGGAAGCGCTTCAACAGCAGGTGATCGACCTGATGCCGGAACCGGAGCCCGATCCGGACCCGGTCACCATTCAACTTAACCAGTTGACTGAGTTGGTGGCCGACCTGCAGGAGCATGTGGCCCGGCAGGAGGAGCCCCGAGTGATCGAGGGTATGGGCATTCCTCCACGTCGCTCGCCCGTCACGATGGGGCGGAACAGTTTGGAGCAAGTGCAACTGGCGGTCGATGCGCTGGTTGCGGGTGTGAGGCCTCCGAGTGGGGTTCGGCCTCTGAGCGGCATTCGGGAGCTTTACACCATGTTGTCGGGTGACTACGAGCTGACCGGCGTGTTCGATCCTGATCGCGTATGGTTGGCTAACGTCACCTCGGCCACGATGGCTGCGCTCTGTGCGGACGCGCTCAACAAGCGGGTTATGAATATGTTCCAGGAGTACCCGCGCTGGTGGGATGACATTTGTTCGGTGGAGGACTTCAACTCCCTCCAGTCTGCGAAGTGGATCACTCTGGGTGGGGTCGGGGAGTTGCCGACCGTGGCCGAAGGTGCGGCCTATACGGAGATGACCTGGGATGACGCCACGGAGGAATCGGATTTCATCAAGAAGGGTGGCTATCTGGGGCTGACCATCGAAGCTATTGACAAAGACGATGTCAACAAGCTGCGTTCGGCACCTCGTGCCCTGGCGCAAGCGGCCTGGCTTACCCTGTCGAAATCCATCTCGGCCTTGTTCACCGCCAACGCGGGCCTTGGGGCTACCATGACCTGCACTCACACCGTCTTCGACGCGGCGAACCATTTCAACCTGGGGACCGCGGCTCTGTCGTGGGCTTCCTGGATCGCTACCCGTGTTGCCATGCGGCAGCAGACGGAGCTGAACTCTGGCGAAAGGCTGGGCGCTCTGACGGCCGGCTATTACCTACTGGTGCCTTCGGACCTGGAAACCCTGGCGGTGCAGATCATCGGTAGCAGCGGCGAGCCTGGAGTGGCGGACAATGATATCAACCCGGTGCCTGAGGCCGGGAGCGAGGAAGCGCGCCGGGCAGAGGCCAGGAAGCGGGTGAAAGTGGTCGATCTGTGGACCGACGCCAATGACTGGGTGGCTGTGGCAAAGCCGCAGTTGTACCCGAGCATCGGCCTGGGCTTCAGGTTCGGTCGGGTGCCGGAAATCTTTTCCGTTGCCAGTCCCACGGCTGGGCTCATGTTTTCTAATGACACCATGCCTATCAAAGTGCGGTTCTTCTATGCGGTCGGCGTGACGAATTACCGTGGGCTGTACAAGAATAAAGTGACATAGTTTAGGGGTTAGAGGTTAGAGGCCCTGTACCCTGTACTGTCGCCCAGGACAGTGCTGACCGTGGGAGGCTATCTTTCAGGACAGTGCACTGTCCTGGACCGGTCAGTACAGGGCAGGGCTCGGCCTTCAACTTCCAACATCCAAATAGGAGGTATACAGATGATCAGAGAATTTGAGAAGACTATTCACATTGCCGGTACGATGAGTGCCGATCTCAACATCCGCTGGAATCCACCCGACGACTGCCAGTTGTTGCACGTGTCGGCGGTCACCTCGACCGACGATGCGGCGTCGCTGACCATTGGCGACGAGGCGGATCCCGATTTGCACCTGACGACCTGGGCCTTTGGGCTTGGGGCGAACACGGTGCGTGAGAAGGGGGACAACAGCGCGTTCTCCGACTTTGCCACCGGCCAGTACCCGCGCATCAGCGATGGGGACACGGTCGTCATCGCTGTGGACCACGACGGCGACGGTGGTACCAGTGGCGCGAACCTGACTCTGGTCTTGCGGTTCGCTGAAGGGTAAGAGTTTTCCTCCAGGGGTTAGCATGTGCAGGGCCCCTGGCGTTTTCTCCTCCTTGTCGCGGGG